GCTGCTATGGCTCAACAGCAAAAGGCAGTATCTGCTGCTCGTGAACATGGACTGAAGGATAAACAGTTTGCATTTACACGTAGATTGATTGCTCTTATTTGTGTAGGTTGTATTGTTATAGTTCCATTTGCTGCTCCATTCTTTGGTATTCCTATTGTTGTATCAGTAACAGAAGCAGGAGAGTGGGCGTTACCGCTAATCTGGGAGCAAGCAGATAAAGTAAGATGGAAATCTATTGATGGTATTGCACTAGCTCCTGCGTATATTCATACGCTTGCTGCTATTGTTAGCTTCTATTTTGGTTCAAGTGCAGCTAGATAATTAAAAGGAAAGAATAAGGTATGCCTACACCAACTATAAGATCCTATTTCGATGGGAACGACAATATCTTCAGTACCAATATTAATGGGCAAGAGCGTCAGTTTACAACTAGAGCCTCTGCTCAAGCGGCAATAGATGCAAGTCAGCCTAGTGGAGGAGGTGGAGGACAAACTACGCAACCCAGTGGAGGGAAAGCTACACAGCCTAGCGGGGGACAAGCTACACAGCCCTCAATAAGATTAGGCAATAATTTAGTTTATCGGGACGGTAACATTCATAGAGTTAGCGATCAACCGGGTGACGCCGCATCTTCTGGTAATGTAATTAGAAAAGCAACCCCCGAACAAATCGCCAAATTCGGCTCTGCTGGGCGTGGTGCCGGTGGAGGAACTAGGTTCGTTACTTCTCAAGAATTTACAGGAGAAGAAGAAGAGAAAGTTCCTACAAAACCTACTCCCCCAACAATGAAGCAAGCTACTATTTCAGAGGCGGATGATGAATTTTTAACTACTGCAAATAAACTTCTAGAAGGAACACCAAGAGTAACTGCTGCTAAAGCCAAACAAGAAGGTTTAGATGTTGCTAAACCACAAGAATTTGATGTTAAGCAAGCAGAAGCTGTTAGAGTAGCAGGACAAGAACGAACTGCTGATGCAGCACAAACAGATGAGCCTACTTTTCAAGTTGGTGATCTTACACAAACTGTTTCTGAAAAAGCTATTGCTGAAGCACAAACAGAAGAATTAGATCAAAAAGCTACAGTACAATTTCAATTAGAGCAATTATATGAAGGTTTTAAATCAGGACAAATTCCACCGTGGGCTAGTGGAGCAGCTAGAAATGCTTCTAATATTATGGCTGCAAGAGGATTAGGTGCATCTTCTATTGCAGCAGCAGCTATTGCTCAATCAATTCAAGAAGGAGCTATTCCTATAGCATCAGCAGATGCACAAGCATTTGCTTCTATTCAGCTTCAAAATCTTAGTAATAAACATCAAACTGTATTAGCAAATGCAGCTACATTTGCTGCTCTGGACAGAGCTAATTTAGATGCTAGAACAACTGCTGCTGTAACGAATGCTCAAAACTTTTTAGCAATTGATACAGCTAATTTATCTAATCGTCAGCAAGCAGAAGTGTTTAATGCACAAGCACACAACCAGTTTTTACTTTCAGATCAAGCAGCAGAAAATGCAATGGAACAGCTTAATACAACTAATCAGGTAGATATAGATAAGTTCTTTTCTCAATTAGGTGTACAAATTGATGAAGCAAACAGTGCAAGAAATTCTGCTATTAGACAGTTTAATGCAGATCAAGAAAATACTATTGAAATTTTTAATGTAAAAACAGCAGATCAGAGAGAGCGGTTTAATTCAGAAATGCAAGCTCAAATTGAAGCATCTAATGCACAGTGGCGTAGACAGATAACGACTATAAACAATTCTACTGAACATGCTGTAAATCAATTTGCTGCTCAATCTACATTGACTTATGATCTAACGGAATATCAGCAGTTATGGCAACAATACCGTGATGATGCTGCAAGAATATTCTCTACTTCTGAAAATAGGAAAGATAGAGAAACAAATATTGCTATTGCACAATTGTCTTCTTCTGATGCTAGAGCAGCTAGAAAAGCTAAGTCTAGAGATGCTCTAATTTCTGGTATAGGGTCTATTGCTGGTTCTGTATTAGGAGGTTTGTTCAAATCGGATATAAGGTTAAAAACAAATATTCAAAAGGTTGGAGAGTTTTCTTCTGGTTTAGGTGTATACGAATGGGATTGGAACGATACTGCTAAAGAGCTTAGTATAGATGATCCTACTACTGGTGTTCTTGCACAAGAGCTTTTAGAGTATCATCCTGAATTTGTTGTAATGCAAAATGATGGATATTTTGCTGTTGATTATGCTGGATTATTAGAAGGATAAACTAAATGGAACAGAAATTATTTGATGTTCTTCTTGAGAATAGAAAAGTAGACGAAGAGTCTAGTAAGTATGCAATGGCCTTTGAGAATATTGAAGAAGGCTTTATTGTACCTAAAGAAGAAATGGCAGAAGAGGATAATTCTATGGAAGCACAATCCAATAGAATGCTTCAAGAATTATACGCGCCTATTCTAGAAAGATTTTCTGAAGGAGAACTAGACTATATTATTAATGATCTTATTCCAGATGAAATGGAAAAGTTTCGTAATGAAAAAATGAAAGATCAGGGTTACAAGATATGATGAGACAATCTGTAAAATATGAAGAACAGGATACTCCTCGTTTTAATGTGTCCACTCCCGGTGAAAGTTTGACGCAGCCTCTTGGGAAAAATCCTTATGAACGACCACCTGAATTTAACACGCCCAAAGAAGCACTTAATTTTATTATGGAGAAGTATTACCATCCTGTTACTTTTTCTAATACTGTTAAAGTTTTATCATCAGGAGTACCGATAGAATTAATTGTAGATACACTTGTTTTTACTGGTTTCCTACAAGGAAAATATACCGTTGATGTAGCAGAGATTATAAAACCTGCTCTCTTCTTAAATATTATTGCAGATTCTAGAGATACTGGTCTTGAACCTGTTCTACTGTCCTCTGTTAGTGGTCCTGAAGAAATGAACTCAGAAGACTTTATGGACCTTATGGAAACTTTACGGCCAGAAGAACATGCTGAATTAGTAGCACAAGCTGAAACAGAAGAGGCTGTAGAAATGATTTCTCCTGAACAAGAGTTGCTCCCAGAAGAAGAAGAAGAAGTTGGCTTTATAGAGAGGGAGATATAAGATGTCAATAGGAGTAGGCTTGAGTTCTTTCGCAGCGGCATTTGATGCTGCACGAGATAATGATCCAGAATATAAAATGCGTCAACGAGCAGAAGCTGAGTTAGCTTTTAATGCTTCTACTTTAGGAAAAGAACTTGCAGCACAGAATCTTCAAAGAACAGCAGCAGCAGAAGCAGCACGATATAAAGTGGATACAGGTAGATTAACAGAAGGTATTGTAAGTTATTATTCTGATCCAGAAAAACAAGAAGCAGTAAGAACGTATCTTAACACGCAAGATAGATATGGAGTATTACGCTTTAACAAAGAGACTGTAGAGAATAAAGATCATACAGGACTAATTAAACTAGACCCTGATGTAGTTAATATGAAAACGTACATCCCTTATATACAAGGAGATTTGAAACGAGTAGGTGAATCTAATTTCTTTTATCATTCAGCAAAGTCTCGTAGAGGAAAAGTAGCAGCAGCAGGAGATACGTTTACATCCAACTTCTATGAACTCAAAAGAGCGTTTAGAAAAGAACGAGGATTAGCTGATGATGCAACACTTGAACTTGAAGACGAAGGTAAACTGCATGGTGAGGCTTTTAAAATGCTGGATATTAATCAGCAAACATTATTTAGCCAGCAATCTACAAACTTTAATTCAGCTATAAATAAAGTAATAAAAACATATCAAGGTTCTCTTATTGTCTCTGATAAGGCTTTTAATAGACAAATTGCTCGCTATAGGAGCGAGGTAGGGATAGCAAAAGAAGTAGATGAACATGCAGGAAGAATAGCCCAAGAGAAACTAAATGTTGCTGTAAAAGTACATCAACAACGACAAGCAACAGGATACGGCTATAAGGAAGACCAGTATCGTTCTGTGTTAAGAGAAATGCTTTCTCGTCATGTAGGCGGATTAGGGTTAACAGATGCAGCACAGATTGAAGATTTTATGACTAAGTTTTTAGAAGAGGAAAGAAATCAAGCAAGACTTCTAACAAAAATGATACGTAAATATGGACCGCCTAAAACTGATACAGTTGCAGGTACAGGACAACAGAATGTAAAAAGTAATGCTAGAACCAAAAAAACATCTGAAGCAAGAGTAAATCCTCGTTTAAAAGAAGATTAGGAATAAAATAAATGGCTATAGAAACCATAGGTGGTCTTGGTGATTATGATATTCCTGATGAGTATAGTGAAGAAGATAAAGAAATTTTTCGTCAACGTATCCTATTAGAAGAACAGCTTGATTATCAAAAGCTACACGAATACAAACCCCTTCTTTCTGTTCTGAAAGACGAATACCTCCAAAAACATGGACAAGAGTTTACTGGTGACACTAGAGAACTAGTGGATGATTACGCATGGGATATGACATGGTTTGAAGACAATGAAGGAAGTACATTTAACATTGCTATGGAAGATAGATCAGACCAACAGAACTATGATCTTGGTCTAAAGATACATATTTGGGATCGTGTACATAATAGAGATTGGTGGAAGATTGCTAAAGATCATACTGCTGCTATAGCTGCCTCACCATCTACACTAGCTAGTATTGCACTAGCTCCAGTTACATTCGGTGTAGGGGGCTTATGGTTAAAAGGTGGAACCATCGCGGCTCAACAAGCAGCTAAACAAGCAGTAAAGAAATCTTTCTTAGGTACAATAAAGGGAGGTATTCAAAGGAATATCCATAAGAATATTGTCAAAGGGGTAGTAGGTGAAGGTGCTGTTGAAGGAATAGGATCAGGAGTAAGTGAGTTCTATAGACAAGATGTGCAGCAACAGGCTCTTTCTCCTGAAACTCTAGAACCAATGCGAGAAGAAAAAGATTATGATGATATTCTATTGCAGTCTGCTATAGGTTTTACTGTTGGTGCAGCTATTCCTACTGTTTTATACGCAGGAGGAAAAGGACTAAAATCTGTTCTAAAAAAAGAGATGGCTCAAACAGTAGATCAACCTTTTGGTCGTACTCCTTTTGAAGAGTTGAGAGTAGTACAACCAGAAAAGAAAACTATGATTAATAAGATGTTTGGTTTTAATATCGTACAGAATATTAAAAGAGGTTTAACATCTTCTGCTGGAATGCCGCAACAATTGGCAGATATACATACAAATCATATGCGGAAACTTACTGCAATGGAAGAAGATATTAGTCGTAATATTTCTGATTTTGAAGTAATATTCAAAAAACATGATAAAGCAGGAAGAGACTTTAATACTCTTTCAGAAGATGAAATGATGCCATATTATGAACTTTTTCATGGTAAAGATAAACTAGCAGAAAGTATGCCGAATGCTATTTCAGATCAAATCAATTTAATGAGAACTAAGATTGCTGATACTTCTCAGTATACTTTAGATTCTGGAATGATCAAAGATAAAAAACTTGAACAAACAATAAAAGCAGGGATTAAAAATAAAGATTATGTTAACTATTCCTATCGTATTCATAGTGATGATGAGTGGGCAAAAAAATTAACTTTAGAAGAGCGTTCTCGCTGGGATGAAGCAAGAAAATATTTAAAGAAAATGTATGGATCAAGTAAAAGCGACATGGATATTGATATTATTCTACGTCAAATTGTTGATGGAAGCCCAAATAAACAACAAATATTAGGAATGCTCAAAGGAAGACAAGATATTCCTGAAGAGATTAGATCATTAATGGGACAAAAGTTTGATGTTCGTGATGTCTACAAGCACAGTATTGGAAAGATTTATTCTTCAACAGCGGAGCATGAATTTAGAACAAGCTTTGCAGAGGTAGGTGGTGATTTAGGAATGCTAACTAGAGAAGCAAATGTAGATGTTCAATCTCTAGCAAAAAATACAAGAGCTTTTTCTTTAACTAAAGAAGGATTATCTGCACTTGCAGATGAAGAAAGTCAAAAAGTTTTTAATCCTTTTGATGGATGGTATACTAATGATGCTTTTATGACTTCATATAAACGTATGAGGAATGAAACAGCTAGATTAGGAGAAGCTAAAAATCAGGGACTAGCGGCAGTTTCTGGTATAAATTCTATATTTAGTCTGGGGCATACTGTGTATTCTCCAGTTACTATATCAAGGAATTTTGCTGGTGGTGCAATAATAAATGCACTAGCAGGTAATTGGATTAACCCAATTCAAAGAGCTTTAAATACTTCTAAAACAGGTAAAGCAGCATGGAATGACAGTGAAATGACAAGTTTCAGTTCACTAGTTAGAAGGTTATCAAGAAAAAGCAATCTAAATGAAGAAGATTTAGCTCTTATTCGTGAAGCAATAGGATATGGTGTATTACAACAGGGTGTACGAGCAGAAGTACTACAGAAAGGTTTAAATGACCTTTCTTCTTTAGGCAAACAAGTGCAGAAAGCTGAAGCTAATGTAGCACGAAATCCAGCTTTACACTGGAAAGCTACACGACAAGCAAAAAGAAAACTTGTTGAAGCACCTATTCGTTTCTACGGTATGATGGATGATGTGAATAAGTTATGGGCATGGGATACAGAATTTAGAGGGTTTAAATTAGCTTATGGGAATAATGAAGGAAAATATTTTATTCCTAAAAGATTAGCAACGTCTGCACAATATGCTGGTGTTAGTATCCCTGATCCAGTAAAAGGCGGGGCTGCTTCTACAACATTAGGACAGTTTGCTAAATCTGCTGGTGATGTAGTAGAAGTTTCTGAAGCTGCATTAAAAGGTATGGCTGCTAAGAAATCTACGATGTATTATCCAACTTACGATCAGGTTCCACCGTGGATAAAAGAAATGCGTAAAATTCCTTTTGGTAACTTTGTTGCATTTCCTACTGAAATGATTCGTAATACGAAGAATAGTGTTATGATTGGTCTTCAAGAAATCTATTCGGGCAATCGTATTATGGCAGCTAGAGGAATGGCAAGATTAGGTTCTACTGTAACTCTTTCTGGTGGTTTTGGTGGAGGGGCTGTAGGATTAGGTGCATTGGGACTATCTTATATTACAGGAAAAGCAGAAGTAGGTTATGATTCTGAACAAGTAGATGCTTTTAAATACATTCAACCATATAGCACTGGTGGAGATTGGTTCTTTCACAGTCTGGAAGTTAAAGGAGATAAGCACGTAGTTAAAGCTACCAATATGGCTTATACCGATCCACTCAGTGTCTTTAAAGAGCCTATGAGAGTAGCAATGATGGCGTATCAAGAAGGGGCTGGTCTTGAAGAAACACAAAGTCAATTTTTATCAGCTTTAGGTGTAGGTGCTGAAGAATTTTTCAGTTCTTATTTTGGTACAAAAGAAGGATTAAAGCCGTTCCTTAAGGTTTTGTCAAGTGGTTTTGGTGAAGAGATGTCTGAACAAGATCAGGATAACCTTCTTTCTGCTATTTACAAAACCTACTCTCCAAAGATAGTACAAGATGCTATTGGTTTTGGAACAGATATAGTAACAGAACGTCCAAAAACAGAGTGGGGAACAAATGTTCCTAGTATGGAAGATTATGGTATAGGGATGTTAGGAGGGTTACGTCCAAAAGAATACGACTTAGATATGTCAGCTAGTCGTAAGATAGCAAAGTTACAAAAAGAATCTACTGATATATATTCTGATTTTAGAGATTATATAACAGATATAGGAAGAAAAGATGATCCTTCTTTAGTTCCAGATATGCAGGAAGCGTATAGAGAAGCTATCAGAAAAGATATTGATATACAAAAACAAATATGGCGTGTTGTAAGAGCTATGAGGAAGTTGCGTATGTCTGATTCTCATATTGAAAATATTTTAACTCAAAAATATGATATTACAAAAAAGTATCAAAAAAGATTAAGCGGAAGACAAATGAGTAGTGATAATGCATACAACTTTCTACATGTACAACCACTGTACCTTGTAAAAAAGCTAGATAGTTTTAAGAAACCTTTAAAAGGGTTAAAAAACCCTATATACGATGCACTAAAAATAGTAGAAGATGAGTATTCAAGATCACGAATACTCCTAAATGAATGAGGAAATAACATGCCAGCGGCTGCTAATTTACTAAAAATATCTAGAAAACTCGCACTAGGAGATGTAAAAAAGGAAATGGCTCTAAATTTAGTTTCTGCTACAGAGGTAAGCAGTCCTACTGTTCCTAATGTTAATGTTAGTGGATTGGCTCCTAACGCTCCAACAACAGGAAGACCTGTTCAAATAGGCGCTAGGGGTGCAGACCGTCAAGGGGCTAGTGCAAGAGGAACCAGCTTTAAAAGTGCTGGACTTAGCCCTACGAGCGGCATTAGTAAAGCAGGGAAGCAAGGATACGGAGAGTTTGGAAGAAAATTAGGAAGTGCATTAAGAGGTACTCCTGTTACTAAGACAAATCCTTTTGGAATTGATCCTGCTGATACAATGGCTTCTGAGTATGCATTTAAAGAAGGTGGTTTTATAACTAAAAAATAAAATGGAAACTGAACAGGACATATGCCTTTTATTAGGGCAACTAGATGGTAAAATTGATCAGATTATACGAGATCAAGTTAGGGTCGAAAATATTATTATCAAGAATGAAGATCGTATCAGTAGGTTAGAACGAGATAGGGCTGTCATGTATGGTGCTGCTACTGTTCTAGCCTTTATAGGTAGTGGTCTAATGTGGATTATCTCTCATTTTATAAAGGGAATGTAAATGGGTATTCTTTCTAAACTTGCTGGTAAAGCTATAAAAGAAGGTATTGAAGGAGGGCTTAAAGGCCCTAAGACTAAAGCACTATTTACTCGTGCTGACCTACCTCCTGAAGCTCCTGCTGCACCAGTAGCAAGAGAAACACCTGCTATGCAGCCTACACCTACCCCTGCTGAGATAACCCCTCCAACTACTGATATGGCTCCTATTACTTCTGCACCTCCAGTAGCTGCTGATAAACAAGCAAGAATGATGATGCTACAAGATAAACCTATAGAAACTGCACCTCCTATTACTCCTATAGAAACTCCTCCCATAAGAGCAGAGATAGATGAAGTTCTTCCTGTAAGAACAGAGATGGATGAGCTTGTACCTTCTGCTGGTGGTAGAGGTGGAGGTAAAGGTGGTGGTGAAGATGGTGATGGCATAGACTTTGCTGGACAAAGATTTAGTAAAGCTCCTGATGTTGACGAAAGCAAAGATGCTCTAGAACTAGCAGATATAGAAACAGTACAGAAAGGAGATTTTAAAACTCCTAGAAAGGAAGATTTACAAAAAGCAGCACGACAATTAGAAGAAGGAACTATAACAGGAAAACAGTATAGACAAATAGCTAAAGAACAATCTCCAATAGAGCCTTTTACTGAAGTACCTGAACCAGCTACTCTTGAAAAAATAGCTGCTGTATTAAAAGGAGAAGGAGCATTAGGAATAAAAAAACTTTTGAATGGTCTTATCGGATTTAATAGGAATATAGAACAAGGAGTAAAAGTTCTTTCACGATTGGACATCCCAGCTTATAATAATTTTAATACATGGATTGCTACTGTTACACATAAAGGCAAAAGTATGTATGGTCCAACAGCAGTATTAAAAAACGTAGAATTTAAACCTCACACCACACCTAGTTTAAAGATTGCAAAAGGAGAGGGAAGTAAACAACCTTTCGCTACTATGAGCGGAAACTGGCAAAATATGTCATCAAAAGATATTAGAAAGTTTGTTGAAGATAATGATATACTAGAAAAGTCCCTTGATGATGCTAACGAGGAATGGGTTCAAGTAGGTTTTAATCCAGAAAGACATGGTTTTTTCTACCACAAATCAGGAAAGCACAAAGGAAGACCAATATTTGAAGCAGATGAAATGATCCAGATAGGAGCATTAGTTCTTGCTAGAAAGCCTAAAAAGCCTTCTTTAACACAATTAAAAAAATTAAAAGTTAAAGGAGTTAATGCTATATTTAATAAAGGCGGTGTAGTAGATATGCGTGATGGTGGTAGCGTTAGGATGGCTAAAGGTGGACAAGCAGCAGCATATGATTTATCAGAACTAGAAAAAGCAGTAGATATAGATAGAGAAGGACTTACTGAATCCTCAAGATTTGTGCAAGACTATGGTAAGCACAGAGTAGGAAGAATGTCCCAGACTGACACAGGGTATCCTCCACTACCCCAACAAAAAGATGTTATAGGTAAATTTTATGGAGAAACAAAAGATATATACACTAAACCTTATGATCTTGATAAATTTGGCAGACCAGTTCCGTTTGATAAAAAAGCTGCAGGACAAATAGAAGATCACGAATTAAACCATAAATTTGCAAATGCTGCACGAGCCATCTCTATGAATGAAAAAGTATTAAAGACACTTCCTGTAAAAGACCAAAAAAGACTTTTTAAATTTTTAGATTTTTGGGAGAAACAAGTAACTCCAGAAGGAAGCAAATTTGGCTATTTTACACGAGAGCATGATATTATGGGAACAAGCCCATATGCTGATATAAAACAAAAATCACTGCACCCCCCCGGTCGGATGTTGAAAGCGGCACAAGCGCAACTTAGTGGTTTAAGCCAAGCGGAGGTAGATAAGATACAACAACCAAAAAGAATTTGGACGGCAGATAAACCTCTTGCTGTACTTCCAGATGATCCTGTAGGAAAAGGAATTGGAAGATCAAGTACGATAAATAAAATAGCCAAATCACTTAATAAAGCTTATGCAAAGTATCCTGAAGTGTATAACGAGTTTTTTAAAAAATGGAGAAAAGAAGGTACAAACTTACCAACATATGCAGGAACATATTCAAAGAAATTAGCAGCACTTACAAGTAAAGGTAATCAATCTGGATTTTCAAAAGAAGTGGAGAAATTACAAGGCAGCTACAAAAACAAAGGCGGTAAGATAGGAGCAGCAGTGGTAGCAGCCTCTCTTATGGCTAGTGGTGGACAAGCGTCAGCATACCCTGTAGTAGATATGCGTGATGGTGGAAGAGTTAAGATGGCTGATGGTGGAAGTACTTCGTATCAAGCTACCCCAGAATTTATTAACTATTTAAAACTTGTTGAAAATGCCGGTAATAAAGGATTAAAAGGGGAAAAATGGTATCCTATTCCTTCAACAGGAGCCAATAAAAAAACACACAATGAAATTGGATATGGCATAGAAATCCCCAAAGGTACTTATGCTACTGGCTTAACACAAGAAGAAGTAGATAATCTATTTAATGAAAGAATAAAGGAAGCAGCAGAAGGAGCAAGAAGGGTTGTGGATAATCAAAAGGGGTTAGGAAAAGGAACCTTTGATCTTCTTCCTAACAAGAAAAAAGCTGCCTTTGTTGATTATGTTTACAATTTAGGTGAAGGGAAGTTCTCTGCTTATAAAAATTTTATCCCTGCTCTTGTTAATGATGATAGAGAAGCAGTCCAAAAAGAATATAAAAGACATACGAAAGTAGATGGAAAGTGGGTAGAGTTAGGAAGAAACAAACATTTTATGAAGTACTTTTCTGAATTTTTTCCAGAAAAAGAAAGAATACTTCCAGAAAAAGAAAGAAGCAGAGCCTCTTACTCCTTTTCTTATTTTCCTAAACAAACCATACTATAAATCAAAAGTAAGTATCTAAGCTACTATCCAACTGTTCCTTTAACCTTCCTAAATGCTTCAACAGAGTTTCTATTATTATAGTATTCTCATAGAAAGTATCTAGAGAGTTTATAGCTGTAGACCACTCTTCTGGTTCCAACAAACTCTTCTCAGCGAACACAGTACCATCCTGATCAAGGTATACTCCATACTGAAACAGCGTTACTCTATTTGCTGTTGTCATCAGGAAGCATTATCCTTATTCTTTTTATTCTTCTTCCATTTTACAAATTCTTTTTCTTTTTCTGCTTCTTCCTCTAGTTGATTAATACGCTGGGTAAGAAACTCTAGTACAGTACGCCTTTTTAGTCGGGGTACATTCAGAGGGTTCTTATCCAAAAGTATTCTAGATTCATTTTTTAAAGTTGTTATTAATACCAAACTCATATCTATTTCTCCTTCCTTTGTTGTTTAACTTCCTCATCCTTCTCTATAATCTTTTCAGCTTCTTCTCGTGTACTACTATCACCATACTTTCCCAAGCGGGAAATAACGGATTGTGGTAGAAGCCCTGCTAATGCACAAGTCCACGCATCCTCCATCGTTCCATGAGCGTACACTTTCCCATTAGAAACGAAATTTCCTGTGAACATATTATATTTGCATTCACTAGAGAAGTAAGCACTTGCGGCTATTCCACTTACTAAGAGAACAGGCACAGCCACTGCTGCAACAATAATTTTCTTATTCATATTCATTCTCCTCAAGGATCGTTTGCACATCCTCTTTGTTAAACCCCATCAACACCATGTTGTCAATAAATTTTTCTGGGGTGTCTCTACCATACTCAAACATTAAGATAAACTTATCTATCTTAGCCTCCCAAAAGCTCCGTTGCATCTCTAGAACATCAGACATCTGTTTCCCTTACCTCCGTTATCATCCAGAAGTATGGATCGCAATACTCCTTATTTTTAATTCTTGTGTAATTCTCTACCAACTCTGGCATGAACTTCTTCTCCCATACGATAGTTTTACCATCATACTCCCTTACAGTCTCTTCCTTACAGAATTTCTGCATTTTGATCTTTTCTTTCATTTTACCTCCTTTTATCTCCAAAAATGTTCTCTGTAAGCTCCGTACAGGGGACTTTACAGGTCTTTATAGGGTGTTGCACCAGAAAGAACCACTTTCCTCTGTACGGGGCTGTACGGCCCATAGAATAGAAACACTAAATTTTGAGCACATCAATCACATAAATAATCAATCCGTTAGCCATAATACTAATTCCAACAATATTAAGTGCCATTAAGGCTCTGTCGTGCCAACACCACCCTACAATAAACCATCCAATAAGACCTAACAAATTAAATACAAGATTAGCCGGATATACATGATTGCTTGTTAGCAGCAGAGCTATGATAATTAACACTGATGCTGCCCATTTAACGTACCAATCGAATGTATGTGTTGGGGTTATCTTATTCATTTTTATACCTCATAATAATGCATATACACAAAGAAATGCTAACACACATCCCCATAAAAGACCTAACAGAAAATCATGCCAATGAAGCATCAGAGATACTCCCCTTCTTCAATCAAATTCCTCCAGCTAATTGGAAACAGTTTAGCACATCTCTCTGCAATTTGATGGGCAATCTCACGGGTTTCTTTCTGTGCATCATCCGCTGTACGTTGAGTACATACTCTATGGAATGCTGCTAGGCTTCCTGTCCAGTACCATTCGGTGTAGGTGGATTGAGGAAGAACCATACGAGCCTGTTCAGGCGCTATACCTGTCTCTAACATATTCTGATAGCACTGGAGGGCAAACACGTAAGCTGGCTGCACACTATACTCTACAATCTCATCAGAACTACCCTGCTTCTTATCTTCAGCAGCTATCCTCCACTCATCAGGGGTGTATAGCTCTGGTACATTATCAACATACCTACGACTGATCTCATTCCATACTAATCCTACCTGATGCTTACCCAACTGTCGAGCAACGAATATCGGTGCTTTAATATGAAAAGTTATGGCAGTATGAGCAAAGGGTGTCCAGTGATTGTGCATCGCAAGATACCTAATTAACTTTTGATCCTTGCTGTTGATATGTGGAGTAGTACGTTGATACCCATCAATCTCTATCTGATCATATCCTAATTCAACAGACCTCTTACCAAATGATACACGAGCAGCATTAATTACAGATAGGTCATTTCCCATATGATCTATGTAGGTTACCTCTTTCTTTTTCATCTTTTCAACCCCTCCAAATATTCTATCTTTCCCAGATAGTGTAGCATTCCCATATACCTTAGCATACCCAGCTACCCAAGCATTTTCACCTATATCAGCATTCCCGTACACCTCAGCATGTCCATACACTATAGCATCTCCATATACCACAGAATATCCAGATACCTTAGCATCTCCGCATATCTTAGCATACCCTAATATCATAGCATATCCATATACCTCAGCATTCCCATATATCCAAGCATTTCCAAACACTTTGGCATCTCCAAATACATAAGCATGATCAGATACCTTAGCTTTACCAGATACCTCAGCGTATCCAGATACTGTAGCATGTTGACCAACGTATGCACTCTCAGCTACTGTTGTAGTATCAGCTACCCAACCACCTCCATTGATGTGCTTATGGGCTGCGACAAGACCATCACCAAAATCAAAAAACTTATCAGAAACCTTAATAAGATTATTAGTATCCTTAATAGGCACCGCTTCTAACCCCTTTGCTAATCTTAGTTCTGTAACAGCTTCATCAATTTGTTTTGATAGTTTACGAACATGCTCTAAATCCATTGCATCATTTATATTAGGCCATACAGCATTATTTACTTCTCTTCGTGCTTCTACTTGTTCTTCTTCTAGTTTCTTAACTTTTCTTTGTAGCTCCTCAATAGTTTTATCATCATATACCTTTTGTTTCATAAAGTATTCCTCCTATCCTGAACAAGTATTCAAAAGATACAATCCCCATATGCCTGATGTTACTATGGCTGTCCATACAGCAGCTATACATCCTATAAAGTAGATATGTTGCATCATATCACCATCCTAACATAAGCTTTGTTTCATAAGGAACCTTATCCATATTGAAAGGTGGATCAAATGTAGTAATGATGTTAACTGATTCAACATTCTCCACCTCACATGCCTTATGTATAGCATGAACAATCTCATCTGCATAGGGGCAAAATACACTAGTGAGTGTATGAGTTAGTTTAACTACCCCTTGCTCTTCATCTGTATCTATCTTGTAGATTAGACCCAGATCATACACACTAACTCCCGACATCTCTGGATCATACACCTCCTTGAGATTGTTTATGATATGCTGTTTATCTATAGGAAGTGATGTACCCTTCTCCCTTTCAGTCTTCTCCCTAAGTAACTTTAATTTTTCAGATGCTGTCATTTAAGTTTCTCCTTACCTGATAGGTATTTAGGTGCATCACTCTTATTAAGCCACTGTCTAAACCTTTTTAGTATCTGTTTAAAAATACTAAAGTTCCTCTGGTTTGAACAGGGATTCTGCATAGCACCAAGCACACATCTTGTATTCATTATATTCATCCTTTGTAATAGGATTATCGCAAACTATACACTCCTTCTGTTGACTTTTAATATCATTCTGCTTTTTCCAGCTATCTTGTAACTCCTTTGACCAAACCATGTTACATTATCCCCTTGCCAGCATGAGTAGTAGTATGATAATGATCAAAAACAATTCAACAGACAAGATTGTATGATACCATACCCATCTACTTTCATACACGTTCTTTACCGTCTTGTTGAATAAGACCTTATCCTTAATATCTTTAAACAAGATCAACCACCTCACAAAAATCACCTACACAGTTGAACGTCTGTGATGATATCGTATTATCATCCCCTTCATATACACTAAGCTTCTTCCAATCTACCTTACTGGGCATTTGTTTTAACAGCTTCTCGTATTCTTCCTTAGTGCAATCTTGATAAGGTGCTTGCTCGTATATGTGTTCAGACATAGGTAGGAAACTTACCCCTGACATGTCATTAAAGTTCTCATACACAAACGCACCAACCTTTAACCACTCATCTTCCTTAACACTAACCGTAATGGATGGCTTATGTTCGCACCAATATTCAGCATAAATTTGCCATATTTCCAGATGCTCAATGGCCGTCATATCGTGCCTTGTTATTGCACCTTTCGGTGCTTTAATGGGGAAGGAGAATACGGCAGTTGATTCAGGCTTCTTATTATCATCCTCAACAGGAAACCCAGCATCAGTCATAAATAGAGTTAGTGGGTCTTTCTTATCCGCACGTACTGTCCTTATGTAGTATTCAGAGTGTCGAGGATGGATACCAGAAGCAGCATCAACCAGTTGACTGACGGTGCCGCTAGGCTTAACACAGGTGATAGCAGCGGACGGCTCTATGTTCAGCAGAGTTGACCACTTACGATTAACATTGACTGCCCCTGTCCTAAGACTGCCTAACAGGGCGGGTAGACTATCCCTTGTCTTATTAGCCAACATGGCATTGTCAAGTATGCCTGTTAGGGATACCCCCAGCAACCTCTCCTCCTCTGTATTCTTAACCCATTGCCTACCCAACCCCTTGAAATCAGTGAAGCAAGATTGAATAGTGCCAAGAATGGTTGCAAGTTCGATCTTTCTTTGTAAGGATTCTGCTGTATCATCAGCCCTCACAACAACCTCACTCAAGTTACAGAATTGTTTAGGGCGTAGGATGATCTCACTACAGGGGTTAGTACCGTAGTCTATATCTGCTTCTCTACGTCCATACTTAGCCGCCTGTTTCTGTGCAGCTTGACGGTTGAAGATACCTCGTTCGCCTGATTTGCTATCGTATAGGGCACTCCACTCTCGTAGGAAGGAACCAGTGTCCAATCCATCTGTATAGCATACAGAGTTGTTAGCGAAGGAGCGTTGTGGTTCTGTGTTCCACCAATCACCTGACTTAGCATGACGCATTCGATCATCACTAAGGTTACTTAGGCTGATCAGAGCAGACCTACGCACTCCACCTACAACAACAACATCAGCAATCTTACACATGAGGTCATGACATTCCAAACTGTTAAGCTTACGTCCTTGAGCATTCTTAAACATGTTACCAGTAAACTTGAACAGTTCATTAAGAGGTTCAGGACCGCTTGCTCTACCACCAAAGGTCTTCAACTTAGCACCTTGTGGTCTAACCCTAGTCATATCCCATTTAGGTAGCTGACCAGCATACAACAGATTAATCAGTTCTTTGAATGCTCTAAACCAACCCTCTTTGCTATCCTGTACAACGATACAAGTTTCACTAAGTTCAAACTGATCAGGGATAGTGGGAAGTTGGTTAATGAACTGCCTCTCCACGCTAAACCCTACACCTGTGCCATGCATAAGGATATATAGGCACTCATCAAAGGAACGAGGGCTATCCACAGGTAGGTAACTACAGTTGTATGCAGCAATGTGGTTACGTTCTAGTGCAGGGCCAGCGGTCATCATAGCCCTCATGCTGGGCATCACCTGCATGGTTACGATAGCTACGTATAGATCAGTATACGTTTCCTTTGGCATATCATAATCATGATTGGTTTTAAGGAAGTATTTATAGAAGTCCAGCAGTCTTGTAACCGTTTCCTCCCACGTCTCTCTACGTCCTTCTTCCTGAAGCCAACGGCTATATCGTGACTGATGAATGAAGGATTGATAGTCTGTAGGTATAGAAGAATAATCCTTTAGCATAAGGTTTCCGTTCTTATCTACCTTTAAAATTTCTGCTTTACTCACGATGATTCCTCTCCACGATGATTCCCCAGTGGTAGCTCCGGTTCTTTACTCCATGTATTCTCTGGCTTGTTAGCCTCACTTACGACATTCGATATCAATTCTTGTACCTCCCTGTAAGGTTGTCGAGTAAGATAGTTGAGTAACTTTTGTACTACAGCATCATCTATAATCATTCAACAGTATCCTTATTGCTAGGTTCGTTATCAAGATATTTGTTTTGTAATTCATCTGCATATTCCGCACCAGCTTTTAGTGCGTTTGACATATTATAAATAGAATCTCGTGCTTCCATATCATCATGACGAATATATGGAGGATTAGAAGAAGCAGAAGGGACAGTGTACATATCCACATTCGATCCTACAATATCTTTCAAGTTGAATTTGAATACATTATGATCATATTCTCCCATATAGAGGTACACCTCCAGTTCTCCTTCATCGTTAAACATAACATCACATTCTAAACTAACAGTCATATTCTGCATACCTAAGCTCCTTTAAAAAATAATATCACATGTAACCCACATTACAGAAACGAACCATAATAACAGGAACGCTAAAATAATAGGCTGCGTCATCCCACTAAGTCCGAAAGTTTCGGTGGTTCATAGCAGTTAGACTTAGCCACTTTACCATCTTCTCTATAGAGTGGATTGCCTTCTTCATCCAGTTTAGACATGTTTGACTCATGTACTCTATTGAATGCAGTATCAAAAGACCAACCGTAAGTAACAGCAAAGCCAACGCAGACATAAACCAGATCACAAAGTTCTTTAAGAACTTCATCATCATCTTCATTGCTGATAGCATACATCAACTCCTTATATTCTTCCTGTATGAGCGTTCTTCGCAAAGACTTTTGACTATCTACTATTGCAGAAGGCAAAGGATATTTAAGCCCTGTAGGATGGTTGAAAGCACGGTGAAACATATGTAACTTATCCTGTAAGGTTTCGCTCTTACCCATCATTCTTCATGTCCTCTATGAGTTTACACAGATACCACTGTGCCTTCAACAAATCTTTAAGAGGATTCTCTTTCTCTTTGTAACGATGCCTACTAACATACTTAAAAATATTTCCTTTCAAGTATCCTCTATACTCTTCCGATTCCATACTGTCCCTTATCAAATCAATAGTCTCCATCGTGTTACTATTGTAATGAGTAGGGCTAGTGATTTGTTCCCAGATATCATCCATCATCTGTAAGCTCCTTCCATTAGTGCTTCGTTTTTCTAGGGTCAAACATAAGAATATTATCAGAATTTTTTAATGATTCTTCTATCGATTCTTCATACTCATCTAGGATAAAATTCTCCCCTTGTTCTACTAGGTAGTCTAACTCACTATCCAACATGTACATTATCCCTTTAATAATAATGTTGGATACATTAAAGTTTTCTTTCTCATCCTCTTTATCAGGGGATGAAACAGTGTCCACTACCATGACAGAAAAGTTTGTTTCATCCTCTGGATTAGGGACAAAGATAACGTAT